TGCAAATGTGCGTGAGTCAGACTTCTGGGCAACTGAACCCAATGTGGGTAGAGTGGTTAATGGGATGGCCTCAAGGGTGGACAGAATTAAAGCCCTCGGAAATGGACAAGTCCCACTCTGTGCAGCAACCGCATGGAGAATCCTAAAATGAGCATGATGATAACTTTTAAAGTAGACGCTAACCCTGTTGGAAAACAAAGGGCTAGATACGTCAAGAGGGGAAACTTTGTATGACAAAAGATCAATTACACGAACTCTTTGAATACAAAGATGGCGACTTGTATTGGAAGGTGAATTGTGGCAATAACCAAATGATTGGTAAAAAGGCTGGTTCACAACTTGCAAATAAGTATTGGCACATAAGAATTAAGAAAAAGCCTATATACACACATAGAGCAGTTTTTCTTTTTCATCATGGGTATTTGCCTAAAACAATAGACCACATTGATGGCAACCCATCAAACAATGCAATAGAAAATTTAAGGGCAGCCACGCAAGCTGAAAATAACAGAAACAGAAAAGAAGTCCCCAATAAATATGGTTATCCTGGTCTAACTTTGTTGCAAGGTAAATATTGGCAACCTCAATTAAGAGTTGATGGTAAAAGTTTATATCTTGGAATTTATAAAAATGTTGAAGATGCAAAAACCGCCTATCAAAATGCAGTAGATAAGTATTGCGGTGAATTCAGGAGAAGATTATGACTTTTATGGTTACTTTCAAGGTTGATGGAACACCAGTTCCTAAAGGTCGTGCTAGGTATGCAAGGCGAGGAAACTATATTTCCACTTACACCCCTGAAAAGACTAGAACTTATGAGACCTTAATCAAGGATTCTGCAATCGAGGCGATGGGTGCGTCTGAACCCTTAGAAACACCCGTTAGCCTGTATCTTTACATTCGAGTGCCAATCCCTGCATCGGCAACCAAAAAGAGACTACAAGCCATTTCTGATGGGTCAGAGAAGCCAACAAAGAAGCCTGACGCAAGTAACATCCTAAAAAGCGTAGAAGATGGGATGAACGGGATTGTCTACCATGACGATTCTCAGATCATAAACATCCACGTTACGAAGGTTTATTCAAGTCTGCCAGGCGTTGATATTTGCGTAAAAGAATGTCTAGATTAGGGTAAATCCCTATGGTATTACGCAATCAATTAGGTAAGATTTAATTTTTAACAGGAGTGAATCATGGAAAAAACTTGGGAATTTGACACCACTACAGGTGCGGGTAGCGAGATTGTTACTGTCGTTTATGAGTATGAAAACGATGGAGAGACAACTTATAACGAGTCCATCAAAGAGGTTTGGTTTGAGGGTAAAAACGTCATTGGGCTATTCTCTGATGAACAATTCAAAGAACTAGACATTGAGGCAGCTATGCGGTTTCAGAATCACAAACTGAACTACAAGCTGGAGGACGTATGACTAGCGAGGACATCATCCGCATAGCAAAAGAGGTTGGTTTCTCTGATGGTGAAATTGACACTTGCCAACTAATGTTTGAACGATTTGCCACACTTGTTGCTCAACAAGAAAATGAGCGTATTGCCCAAAAAATAGAACAGTTACCATTTGGCGACACAAGTGCCAGTTTTGCTATTTATGTAAGAGAGTGTCCACCCTGTAATGGAAACTGTAACCAAGGCAGAACGTGTCCCGCTAGAAAATGAAAAAACGAACCAAGCGCAAGGTTTGGGCATTGATTGACCCGATTACTCATGCGGTAGTCGGTGCTTCAATCACTCAAAGGGATAAATTGGACAAGCTAAGAATGATGGAATATTCAGCCTTAGAAGCAATGACCAAGGGACAAGGAACAATCCACGATTGGAGAACCCTTGTTGACGTTTTAAACCTAAGTGAGACTATGGCTAGGCACAATATCGGAAAAGATGAGGTTATGCCTGTTTGCCAAAAAGCGCAAGAAGCCCTACATCAAGCATCCGAACGCTATCAAAACACAAGAAAAATGGGTTTATCGGGTGAGGGAATCCAAGCAGTAAGGGATTTAATCGAATATGCCGATTTACAACAATCAAGCATTACAAGGTCAGATTTTGAGAAATACATCCAAAAGACCAAAGATTACATTAGATCAAACGGCAACCTAGTGGTGGAAATAATATGACTAAAGACGAAGTTCACAAAATGGCACAAAAGGCTAGGTTTTATGTCAAAGACGATGAAGTTTATAGCCCATCAAGTCAGGAAGATCACGAGTTAACCGAATACTTAGAACGCTTTGCTATCTTAGTTGCCAAACAACAGAGAGAGGAAGATGCAAAACTGGTCGAAAACATGACCCTAGAGTGGCCCGATCAACCAGAATTTGCCCAAGTAGAGAGAACAACTATTCAAGATTGCGCCAAAATTATCCGACAAAGGGTCGTTACCTATGATTGAACAAAAGAAAGATGCACCAGGCAACCCTCCGTACTGGGTATGCACTAACTGCAAATGGGCTTTTCAGGCTTTGCAAGAGGCCAACGAACATGGTAGGAGATGCGGTAGAGATGAACTAGCCCCTACCTACCGACACTATGAAGGGTTTATCAAATGAACGAACCTACCCGTGCAATTCAATTTATCGTGGATACAGCCCCACTCTACGCGAAGGCCAAGTCTGATCGTATGTTCTTGGAGGAATTCAAGCGATCAAAACACGCACAACTGAAAAGCCTTGCTGGTACTGAAGTACTTGGAAAACAGGACACATTCGCTTATGCACATCCCGAATATGTAGAAATACTCGAAGGAATCAGAGCAGCCGTTGAAATAGAGGAACGATACCGATGGCTAATGACAGCCGCCCAAGCTAAGGTCGAGTGCTGGAGAACCGCCCAATATTCAGCCCGTATAGAGCAAAAAGCAACCCAGTAATGCAAAGCAAAAACAAGGCTAAACCTACTGCTAGTGAGAGATTGCATATAGCTAGAATCAAGGCCATGTCGTGCATTATTTGTGACGCATCAGCACCCAGCGAGTGCCATGAGATCAATCAGGGTCAGTGGTTCACATCAATGCCATTGTGTGCAGATTGTCACTTAGCCTTGTGCATATCTACTATGCTTGACGTAAAAAAAGAGCTTATAGCCCCTTAAATTTTAGACAACAAAAAACCCGCTTTTTAGGGCGGGTTATGGGTTTATCGTTTGCCTGACAGAATTCTGATAATTAGAGCCGCTACTGCATAGATCATTCAAAACCCGCCAAATCTAGCGCAGCAACTTTACATTGTTCAACTTGATCTACTGTTAAACCTTGGGCTATTTGTTCCGCTAATTCAGCAGCTTGTTGCGCTTTTTGGTCAATAGGGGCAATTAAGGCCAACACCAGGCATTGTGTGAGTGCTTCAATTTGTGTCATACCACCGCCCTAAATTCTGAAAGTGTTAAATTTTTAGCGTAATAGTTATCCCCTGATTTTTTGAAACAAGCATAAATTGGATAACCCTCTGCATTGTCGCTAAGTGGTTCACCTACTAAAAAGCCCCTTGAATTTTGCGCTCTAGGCGGTACTGATTCCAGCATATCCCAATACATTTTTTGAGTGGTTTCAATCCATTCTGAGGGGTTTGCTTCCATTGCATCCCAAAGTGGCTGCCATTCTAGTTTTTGATTGTTCATTTTTAGCCCCTTTATGCTTGAATCCAAGGGCCGCTCATATCTGCAAAACTTTTCCAGCTTGTCAGATAATGGGAATTTGGATAAGAGGGTTTTGTTGTGCAAAAATTGACGTATTTCATTTCATTGCGTTTTCGTGCGTTTTTCTCTATCAAAAATGCTTGATCTGGATTTTCGCATTCAATAACTAATTTATTGATTTTCCCTGCAGCTTCACCCCATCCTGACATGAATTTATCGGTCATTGTCACGTAATATTTGCGCTCATTTTTCATGTTGAAACCTTTTAAAAGTTGAAAACCTAGGGAAATGCCTAGGCCAATAACCCCCATCTAGAGGGTTATCAGTCTAAACATTAAGCCGCTTTTTGTTGCACTTGCATAAAATCAGGGTTTAGACCTTGATAAATGCCTGGTTCGTTACGCATAGGCATAACAACAACAACGGCATCGTTTTGGTTATTGTGAATTGCCCCTGAGTAATCCCCCCGTTGAGACAATGGGAATACTTTTCCCTTTTTAGCCCCGTAATACATGGCTAATGCTTCGTTACCTTTAACGATCAATTCAGGGTCAAAGTAACTGATTTTCAATTCTGAAAACGCATCACGGGCAGGAACTACACGGGAAATATCGGGATAACGTGCGTCATACGCTTGAAAACGTGCATTTCCCAGCAAGTAATAGCCCTTTTCACCCCCTTCGATTGTCATAAGGTCAACGAATTCAACCTTTTTATCAATGGCCTTAATAGTGTCAGAGGGAATAATTATTTCAAACCCGTAATTTTCAGGGGCAACATGGCAAACAATCGGGCATTGTCCTGCAAATAAAATGTGTCCATCAGTCCCATAAATCATGGCAACATCAGGGCCATTGATTGAAATGCAAACCCCCTGCAAGTAATAGCGAAGGTCTTTTTTTGCAGCACAAATTAGAGCAGCTCGCAAAACGCTAGTTTTTAATGTGATTTTCATGGTATAGCCTATTCAAAAAGTTAAGAAAACCCTAGTCAAAACGCTAGGCCATTAGCCCCTAATCTAAGGGCTAACAGCCTATGCTTTAAAACCCTGATAAACGGAAACACTTTCCCGATAATGTTTCAACGTCAATAGTGCCAAAAGGGTGAACTGCTAAGATTTTGACGGGTTGAACTTTGCCATAAATAGACAAGTTATAAATTTGATTGATCTTGAATTTCATGTGAACACCTATGATTGAAAATTAGATTCTAGGGGCACAAAACCCCTAGGCAATAGGGACAAACCCTAGGTTATCGGTAAAAATATAATTGTGCGTTTTGTTCACAATCCCTAGGCGTTGCCCCCCAGTATTTACGGCCCGTCAAATAACCCGTGACAAACCAAAAACCCGTGATTGTGCATTGTGTAGGTTTCATTTTGCCCCCTTATTTATCGATGGAATACATTGTGTGACCGATTGTGATAACCATAGAACCCGATTGCATTAGAGTATCAATCCAGCTTCTATCAATTTCACCCCATTGTGCGCTATCAATAGGCAATGATTTAATGGATTGCCAGCCGTCATTGTCGGTTTTTTGATGTAATGTAATAGTTAACATTTTTAGCCCCTTAAACCTTTTTAGCCCACTGCAAACCCGCTTCTGTAGCATGATAAGTATTTGCGTCAACGTCATGAGACAAAAACCCGTGACGTTCTAATGTGCTCATAATTTGCTGGAATTGATTGTAAGTTGCCCCGTGAGACATAAGAGCACTATAAATAATGCCACTAGGTGCACCGATAGAATCAATATTTGCTGCTTCGATTATTCCCTTGCCTATTGATTGCAAGGCTAAAATTTGCTGTTTTGTCATTGTGAACACCCTTTAAAAGTTGAAAAAACCCCAGTGAGACACTAGGCCATAAACCCCTATTACTAAGGGTTTACAGTCTAATTACTGGATAGCATCGGTTTGTGAAATGTGAAATACAGTTGAACGCCTACACAACATAAAGCTGCTTTCACTATCTTTTTGTTTTGCTGGAATCCATGTCACAACTTTAACCCCATGTTCACCCTAGGGATAATGTCACTTGCTGCTATTCCCTTATCTGCAAACCCTTGCATAATTGCCTGATAATTTGCGAGTGAATCCCCGTTTTTAGCCCTATTGAGTGATTCTATTGATTGTGTGATCTTATCCATGATTTTGAACGCCTATTAAAAATTGTGAACTATTTTACTAAAATATCAAAATAATCAAGTAAACCTATGCAAAGCATAAGACCAATTACGAGTGCAGCAAGGTAGTCTAAAAAAGTGTTTTTCATTTTTAGCCCCTTATGCAAGGTTATGGATTGACCATAAAGTAACCCAGCAACCCTCAGATATAGAAAACCCTTCTAGTTCTAAATGATCGTAATGGAATAACCTAGAAAACCTAAAAGAGCTGTAATCCTGATGGATTGTAGGAATAGATTGAAGCTGCTCTAGAGCTTGTTTTGCACTTTGTGGATACATGATGTGACGCCTATTAGTTGCACTTTCACATGAAAGTATAGTAATTATCGGATTAAAAAAGAAAAAAACCATAGGTGTTTTCCCTTAGATGATAGAATTATTTAAATTATTTTATGGGTACATCATGGGTAGACCTTCAAGCCCTAATACAAAGTATTTCCAGCGAACGTTATCAAACCAGCAACGCATGATCTTGTTGGCAGCTGGTAAGGGTAATTTATGCCGTGGTTTTGAAAACATATTAGACCTTTACAGTGAAGCGCACAATCAAGGGTTTAGACCTGGTGACGATCTGAGTATTTTAAATATAGGTCGGGAAACAACTGATAGCCCCAATTCAGATCAATCAGTAGATAAGGTAAGAGAGCACATAAGGGAATAAGACAATGCTAAACCTAGAATTCAAGTCCCTTCAAATAGGTGCATCGCCTACTCTCTCACTTAACATAACGTAGTAAGGGTAAACCCTATTAGGGTAAACGAGTAGGTAGAAACCCTTAGGTAGAAACCCTAGGTGTAGAGAATGTAGGGGGGGGAGGGGGTGGGTAGGGTTGGTAGATATTTGTGGTACACCCCACCCTCAGAAAAAGCTAAAATGAACTAATCCATTCCAAGGAGGACAAAATGGAAAAAAGAGGAAGAGGAAGACCCAAGGGGAGTGTCAAGATGACCATACAGAGGTTTGCTGACAACCCTCCTGCTATATTGCCTAAGACAGACCACCAGAGGCTCAAGGAGTTAAAGGAGTTGATGATTAGGAGTGGAGGTAAGGATGTGGCTCAGAAGGTGATAGAGATAGCCCTTAATGATGAGCATCCCCATCAATTAGTAGCCTTGAAGATGTGTTTAGATAGGACTCTCCCTGTTTCTTTGTTTGAAAAGGACAAGAGTCAGAGGTCAGCAGTCACCATTAACATAACAGGGATTGGTGCTGAACCGACCATAATTGATGAGCAACCCCAAGATGTAGAGGCAAAGTATGGCTGACCTTAATTTCTCCTTACTGCCGTGGCAACAAGAAGTTTTTGCCGACAAAACGAGGTTCAAGGTTGTTGCGGCTGGTAGGCGTTGCGGTAAGAGTAGGATGGCTGCTGTAACCCTGTTAATCGAGGGTTTAAAGTGTCCTCCTGGTTCGGCAGTGCTTTATGTATCTCCTACTATGGGACAGTCCCGTCAAATCGTCTGGGACTTATTGCTAGACCTTGGCAGAGAGGTTATTCAATCTTCCCATGTGAATAACCTAGACATTACCCTGATAAACGGGGCTAGGATATACGTCCGTGGTGCGGATAGACCTGATACCCTTCGTGGCGTAAGTCTTACCTATGCCGTTCTCGATGAGGTAGCGGATATTAAACCCGAAGCATGGGAACAGGTCATTCGTGCTAGTTTGTCTGATAAACGGGGGAGAGCCTTGTTCATCGGAACTCCGAAGGGCAGGAACTGGTTTTACGATACCTTTAAACTAGGCGAGAGCGAGGATGATCCTGATTGGAAAAGTTGGCACTTCACCACTGCTGATAACCCTCTGATCGACTCAAAAGAGATAGAAAGTGCTAAGAAAACCCTGAGTACCTTTGCTTTCAAACAAGAGTACATGGCTTCGTTTACCAACGCTGGCTCTGATATCTTCAAGGAAGAATGGATCAAATATGGGGTAAAGCCTGAACATGGAAGCTATTACATCGCTGTTGACCTTGCGGGATTTGAGGAAGTTGCCAAACAAGCGGCTAATTCTAAGAAGCGTCTGGATGAATCTGCTATCTCAATAGTTAAGGTGACAGAGGATGGGAAGTGGTTTGTTGAGAAGATTGAGCATGGGCGCTGGGACATCCGTGAGACTGCCTCTAAGATTCTGATAGCCATTAGGGATTACCGACCCTTAAGTGTAGGGATAGAGAGGGGGGCGCTAAAGAACGCTGTTTTGCCCTATCTGAGCGACCTTATGAGAAAGAACAACACCTATGCCCACATCATAGATTTGACCCACGGGAATAGAAAAAAAGCGGATCGAATCATCTGGGCTTTACAAGGTAGGTTCGAGCATGGCAGAATTGTGTTAAATTCGGAAGAAGATTGGGATGAGTTCGTAGACCAGTTAATCAGAAGATGACTCCGAGGAGTGGGAACCAGTAGATATTATTTCAGGAGTGTAGGATGGCAGATGGTTTGTTTAGTACGTTGGCAGACAAATATCGAAGTTCAGTCGATATGCGTAAACGCACTTATGGCGAATCGTTGTTAAAGTCATTAACTAACACTACTAACAAACCAATTAGTAATACTGATTTTACTGAAAAAGAATTAACTGCTTTAGATGATTTAATAAAATCACACTACCAAGAAAAATTAAATTATTTCACAAGGCCTAAAAAAGATTTACTTGAAGAAGCAAAAATTCTTGAAAGTAACTCTAAAAGAGATTTTGAGTATTCAAAAACAATAGACCCTGAGAAAGTTGATTTCTTAGAAAACATTAAAAACAGAGCGCAGTTACAACTTACCCAAGCTCAACAGTTGCGTGAGGCTGCTCAAGGTAAAATTCCTAGTGATTTTTCTTTCGCATACACGGGTTATGGTGGAAGAACAGCTCAAAACAAATTTGATAAAGACCCCGCTGGATGGGCGCAGACATTAGGTAGATTTAGATACAAAATAAACCCTCAAACTGGCGAATATCAGATTTACGATTCTTACGATTTCAACAATGAAGTTCATAAGTATGCTGCACAAGATTATGCTCAAATGAATCCAATTAAAAGAATGGGTAGTGCTTTGGCTAATACTTTTTTGGGTGGCGACCAATACGCATTAGGAGAAGCATTTATATCTGGTAAAAATGCTGTTCCCGTTGAAATCAAAAGAAACATTGGATTAACAAACAATCAATTGCCAGCGAACCCCGCATACAGCGACCCTTTTGGCGACACTACAAGGTAATATCATGGAATATCAAGAACCAACCGAGTCCGACAAGGAAATAGTTAACTTTGTTGTTAACCATTGTGATCGTTGGAGGGATTGGAGAGATGTTAACTGTCTTGATGATTGGCTA